GGATGGCCGGCGGAGGGTCGGGCGTGAAAGCAACAGACGTCCCAAAGGAGGTGCCGCGCTTAAAGGTGACGGTGTTGCAGCTCATCGGGTCTTAATGTTGCCCTGATTGGTAGCAGGGGGTGGGGGGGGTCAAACGATGGTTAGTTTGCCAATAGCCGTAATCGCGCTGGGGGTAAGTAACGTGTTCTGACCGTTTGTGTCGAAGGCTACGGCAGTAATAACAAAGGTGTCAGCAGGCGGGGTGAGAGTCACAGTCTCCCCAATCAGTTGATTTACCGCATCGTCGGGAATTAACGAGTAAGGAATAGGGGCCATGCCAAAGTTTGAATTTGGGGAACGTACTATGTCAAAGTGTGGGTTGGCGAAGGGAAAAGCAAAGGTAAAGAAGGCATTATAGTAAGTCCGAAGCGGGCTTAAATCAGGGTCAGATACAAAGACCGGCGTTGTATATTCTGCATTATTAAATGTCGGCCCTCCAATAAAAGCGGTAAAGCCGTTACTGATAGGTGCTCGAAGCCGCCCCCATGTGACAACGTCCGCAGCCATTAGACGCGGGAGTAGTAGTATTTGGCCGTCAGCGTACCTAGCTTGATACGGTCAGCGATGAGCGAGCCAGTGACAAACTGCGTAACGGTGGCGCCGTTAACCTCGGCGACCTTGATGTAGCCGTCGGTATCCGTGTCGGTCGGTAGCGTCGTGCCGATGTTCCACTCGAAGTTAGTCGTATCTGGGAAGTTCGGCGAGAGGTAAGGCACCCTGACCCATACGCTGCAAAGAGCTGTCGAGACCGTAATAGTCGAAGCAATGTTCCCAGGCACCAAGTTGTTGACCGTGCCAGATTGGATGGTGTAGCTGCTACTGCCACCAGAAGTAGAGACGTGCGTGACAAGGAACGGATGCCCTGCGGCGGGCTCGTTGATGCAGCCGCCGACAATGCTGTAGTCGACAGGGATAGTCGTGGCGCCAGTAATGTTAAACATACCAGCGGTCGTGACGTCACCAGAGAACGCGTCACAGGCTACACAGGCCGCCTTGTTGACAATTTGATCCCAGTTCGCGGCGAAGTTCACATTGTACGGATCAGTAGCCTCGTCTTGATTGGGGACGTTCCGCAGCTGAACCATGCCAGTCTGCATCGGTGTAGTTAGGTCAATGTTCCCGGTGTGGTACTGGGTGATGTCAAAGTCGTAAGTGTAGGCCGTGACCGCAGTAGTATCGAAGGTAAGCAGCGGAGCGTTAAGGCCCGCAAGTTCGTTGCAGAAGGTGACGTAGTAGGAGCCCTCGGTTGTGCGGCTGACCTCCACGTTGCCCGTAAATCCAATAACGATAGGATTGCCCCCGACGGTAAAGGTGATGCCAGGGATAGAGTTTAGGCAATTAGCCAGCGTCAACTCGTTGGAGTAAATAGGCGCAAATGCGTCCCAGAAACTCGTCACAGGGAAAGGAATTGTTGAGGTTTGACCTCCGCAACTAATAAGGGCCGTACCGCCAGACGCCTTGCCAATCAAGCTGATATGTTGGACTTGGTTCTGGACTAGCGGAATGCCCGCGCGCTCGATGCCACCCACCATTGCAAAAGTGTTAGCCGAAGGCGTGATCGTAGCGATTGCCTTGTAGCTGTAGCCCAGCTTTACCGGGTTTAGCCAGGAGGTGTGACAATGACCCCAGTCGCCAGTCAGCCCGGTCGACGCGTGGTCATACCCGGTCATCTTCTGGACGTTCATCGTCTGGACAAAGATGGAAGGGCCGGGGTCCACGGCTATCTTGTTTTGGTCAGCGCTGTTCGACGCGGCAATCAGGGCAAGCGTAGGCAGGCCAGTGTTGACCACCGTGCTAGTGCTGAAGGGAGCAACGCCCACGGCGACGTCCCATTTGAACGCCCAAAGGGTCAGCGGGTCGCTAGTGTCAGATAACTCATAGCCGCCGCCGTCCTCCATCCACCAAGTCAGGGAATACGAGGGGTCGTCGAAAGGGTAAAGCGGATAGAGGTCTCCGTAGTTGCGAGTTCCGCTTGGGCAGATTTGCACCTTGTTGGCAAACGCCTGCATAATGCGAGTCTCGGCGCCGGCCTTGATGATGGGCATCGGGCCTGAAGTGTAACCTATGGCGCCCACGCCGATCTGAAGATAGCGCTGTCCGTTGATGCTGACAATTCCACACTCAAAGGGCGCGGGATCACCGCCACCGCCTTGACCGTAGACGAGCTGCTCGGGGAGGTTTGTATTGCCTAGGACTAACTCAGGGGCGAAGACCATCGCGTCGCCGATTGGAGGAGTCCACGGCTTGTCGATGTCTAGGGACGTGCCCTGGCTAGAGGCTACGAAGTTATAACCGTTCCCAGGCTGGATGCTCATGGCTTAGATATTGGTGTAGACCGAAGAGTCCCAGCCGACCTTTGAGTACCTAATCTCGTACATTATTTTATACAGTGCTCCAAACTCTTCAACATTGACCTGTGACAGAAGGTTCACGTTACCGCCGCCGCTGCCAACGCCAATAGGAGCCCACGCAGGTAGCAGCGCAAAGATGCCCCAAGAGTCCGTGTCCGTGGCGCTGTTGAGTAAGGCCAGCAGGGCTTGCACGTCTCCAAGTACGGTAGAATACATAACGCCAGAGTAACTTGTGGTCCTGGTCAGGTAGTTCGTCTTGCCAAAGTAGTTGGGGTAGGCCGGGTCGACAAAGCCAATAAAGCGCCCACCAAGTTCGGACTCGAAGCAGGAGCCGTTGTCGCCGATGTAGGACTGCTTCTTTGAGATGATGATGGTCTTTCCTGAGATGACGTGCATCAAGTAATCGTTCGGGTCTTTAATCTCAACCAGCGGGCCAAGGTCTGACTGAGTGTAAGCCGTGCCGGCAATGGGGCCCGTCGTGAAGTTAGCGTCGAGGTTAAAGAAGTTTGGATGCGTCGTCAGGTTCTCGGTCGTCAGGCCGTTAGCCGAGGAGGTGTTCGGGTTGGTACGCACGCCACTGTTGATTGCCGTGTCGATGCCGACGTAGTCCACGGTCAGGGTGGCGATGTTTAGTGCGTCCCAGCTGACCTTCCACTTGTCCAACTTCAGATAGGCATAGGCAGGATCAGGGTGCGCGTTGCCCTTGACCGCAAACGCGTCGACGTCGAAGGTTGTGTCGACCTTGAAGACTGTCGTCGAGGTGTTCAGGCCGAAGCCGTCAGCCACTACCGTCCAGCCAGGTTGAAGCAGGGCAGTGGTTAGAGGGTCGCCGTTAATTACAATAGCCATAAAGTTAGGTGGTCATGGTTGTCTGTTCAACCTTGGTAAAGTCGATAGGCACTCCTCCGCCGCCGGGGTTGGCTAGGATTTCCAGCAGCGCGGTCTGCTTACGGGTCTCTTCGAGCTGCATGGTCATGGCTTCAATCACCGGGTTGGCTCCCACGCCGACGACGTTGGAGAAGCCTTCGGGGCCCTTGAAGGATGTGCCCTTTGCCTTGGCGGCATCGTCGGACGCCTTCTGCGCGGCGTCGGTACTGGCTTTATCCGCTCCAAGGCTTTCGGTAAGTTTGCGGCCTTCGTCTGTCTTGTTAAAATATTCTAAGGCGAGGTTTTGCACTTCTTTGTTCTGAGCTAGACCGGGAAGGGTCGTGCTGCCTTCCTTCAACTGCTTTATGTATTTTTCAGGGAGTTCAAAATCTTTGAACATTCCTCCTTCGTTGTTGAGGATTTGACTAGTGATTTCAGTTCGACCAGTTTCGACGAGCCGACTCTCTTCTTTAAGTTCTGCTCTGCGCTTAAAGTATCTGCCTGCTTTAGCTTCTTCTGGATTTGAGAACCTACTTTCACCTTTTGAGATTAGGTCAATGCCCTCCTTCGCGTCTTGCTTGGCCTTGGCAATAGACTCGGAAATAAAAGAAATAACTGATTGAAGGATAATCATCGGTGCGATGAAACCTAAAGCGATGTCTTTAAATGAATTGCTAAACTTCTTTCCAATGTCATTTAACTGTCTGTCGAAATTAGAAGTTGCGGCCTTGGCCTTGTCCATCGCCTGCGGGACGTCCGAGGTGGTCTTAATGTTGACTGTCAGGTCTTGGGCCATCGTCAGGGGGTTTCCTTTGCAGGATTGGAAGCGGAGGCGGCGGCATCCTTGGCCTCCTCCTCGGCCATGAAGGCTTCCTCCTCGGGCGACATGATCGCCACGTCCGCACCTTTGGAGATAGCCAGGGCGGAGTTAAGCCAGATGGCCTGGCATTCCGGCATCTCCCACGCGCGCTTCTCGTCAATGCCGTTGGTGATTAGGTTCGCGACGATGGATAGGGGCCAAGGGACGCCCTTGCTCCCTCCGCTGCTCTTCTTCGTCTGCTCCCAGAACTTAGGCCAGTCTTGGACTAGGATGTAGCCGGCAAAGGCTTCGAGCATAGCCTCAAACTTGGCGGGGTTGCGGGCTAGGGATAGCATCCGCAGCTGATCGCGCCAACCGATGTCGCCCAGGGGTTCTTCGGCGCATACCTGACAAGCGAAGATAAGGTCGGCAGGCGTGATGCCGCGAGAGCCAGTGACCAGGGGCGAGTCGAAGGCCATCAGGCGCACGCGGTACTTGAGGCACCATGGGTAAAGAGTTCGACCCAGAAACCTCGGAAGAGGCGCCGGGTCTATCATGGCAGCGAGGAACCGTTTGTCCATGCCGCCTAGTGTAGCCCACTTGGGGCTAAGTCAATTAGGCAGGTGTGATGCCTTCGTAGTCAATGGCCGTCACGGTGACCGCAGTGAAGCCCTTGTTAGAGCCCTTCTCGTCAATCTTGGTGACCGTGCCGACAAACGAAACGGAGGCGGAACCAGCCGGGTAGGCAGTTTGAGCGTTGAGCGTGAAGCTCAGAGCAACGCCGAGGACAGGCATCGAGGAGGTCTTGCAGATACCTTCGATGGTAATCTCGGACTTACGGTCGTCGAGGCGATGGGTCTTGGTCAGGCCGTCTTCGTCGACGACGGTGGCCTCGGAGTTGAACGAGGAGGAGAGCGAGTAGCTTTGCACGAAAAGATTCGTGACAGTACCAGAAATTGCGTACAAGCAGACCGTGCCGTTTGAGATAGCTGCCATAGATACAGTTGCTTGGTTTGGTAACCTTACGCGGGGAAGACGGCCAGTAGGTCGAAGGTGAACGAGGTCGCCCAGGAGCGTTCGTCGATGCCCTCGTCTTCGGACTGCATCGTGACGTCATAGCAGGTCGCGTCGCCAGTGGCCGTGAAGGCCGCCTTGATGGAGGTCAGGTCACGCATATTGCCGGACAGGGCAGCGCAGCGAAGGCGGTGATCGGCGAGGGTCGTGTCGTCGGCGTTTGAGAAGAGCGTGATGCGGACTGAGCAGGAGAAGTTGCCTTCGCCTTCGGGGAGGTCGGACGGTGCCCGGGCGGCTTCGCAGAGGACCACGGCCTTGGGTAAGGTCTGGGTGGCGTTGTTGTCCCCGGTCAGGAAGGACACGGTGGTCAGCCCGGTCTGGGTCGAGAGGTAAGTCGCGACGGTGGCCTCGACGATGTGACGGATGGATTTAGTGCCCATAAAGGTTAGCGGCGATTAGCGCGCTGGATGGTGGTGTTCATGTGTTTCTCAAAGCGAGCCTTCATCTGTTTGATGCGGTTAGCGTAGACCAGGGGCAAAACGGAAGCGTCGACGCCGATGTTATTCACGTTGCCCTGGCTGTTGGTCACACTCAGCTCGACGACCTTATCGTTGGCGAGGAGGCTGTTGCTTCCGCGTACCTGAGTGTGCCGGTTAATCCACGCCACCTTGAGCAGGTCGACACCAAAGTCTTTGGAGATGCCGTTGATGACAGGCTTAGGCAGGGAGCGCAGCGCCGAGGCCCAGCCCGACTTAATCATGCCGACCATCTGCTGGCGGTCTTTGATGTATTGCGTCAGCTCGGACTTGGTCTCGACAAGCATCTTGATGGTGACCGGGCGCGTGCCCTTGCCGATGCGGCCACCGAACTTGCCCTTAATGCGGTTATGCGGAGGACGCAGATCAGTGACGAAGCCCTGACCGTACTCGGTCTGGATGGGGTTGGTCGTGTTAAAGTAGTTCTTGGCCTTCTGGAACGCTCGGGTGTAGTCCTGGTCATTGGCAATCTTCCGTAGGATGGGCGGCAGACCTTTCAGCGCCTGTAGTGTGCCCTTGCCGATAATCTTATTGAACAGGCCGATGTCGTTCGACTTGGTGGCGTAGGCCATCTGATTGCCGAGGAGGCCCGCAGCCGAGTTGGAGTTACGGTCATTGGCCGCAACGTAGAGCTTCTTGATGTCTCCGGCCACGGCTTCGTCACCAGCGGTCTGGGCGGCCTTCGATAGGCCACGGCCTCCGCCCTTTGGCATAGGAGGGGTAAAGGTTGCCGCGTCTTGGCAGGCAAGGGCAGCTTGTTCAAGCGCCGCGTCGCGCATGGTCTGCCCGGTGTTGGCGGCGAACTGACGCAGGCCAGCCATGAACTCAGCCTGAGACTTCGGACTGATGCTAACCGTCACCACGGCTTTACTGGTTATCGTCAATGACGACGAGCGTGATCCATGCCGACCCGGGCTTGTGCGTCTGGGTCGTGATGCGGACGGTCTTCCCGCCGGCGACGATTTTCTTGCCTTGGCCTAGGCTGGCGATGGGGACGCCTGCCGACAGTAGGGCCGCCGATGAGCCATTAGACCCGTCTGGCAGGGTCCAAGAGGCCGTTACAGCGGGCATCCTGACCGAGTACTGGGTCCGCTCCATGTACCCCCCTGCTTCGAGGACGGTCATTACGGCGGGGTCGGAGATAAGGCACTGGAAGGTAATGGCGCCAGAGTTGGCCGACCCGGCCACGCCGAAGTCCGCGATCATCTCTTTAGCGTCAGCGAGAAAGTCAGCGTAGAGGCTCATCCTATCAATGCCCCGTTTGGGAACTAGGCACAAAAAAGGGGCCCATTACTGAGCCCCTTAAGTTCGTAGCCTTTAGGCCGCCGATTAGGCAGACTTGAAGCGGACGAGGGAGGTACCGCGACCGACAGCGCAACCCGCGAGTAGGGTCGCCGTTACGTTCAGGAAACCGCTCTGCTCCATGAAAATGAGCACCTGAACACCGAGACCCGTGCCGGCGTCCGTGGCGTTAGCGATGTCAGCTCCGGGGATGCCATCAGAGTCAGGCAGGGCGGAGGCGAAGGCGATAGCGTCAGGACCAGCAAGGAAGCCGACGAGGTTTTCCGAGTTGGTAGCGAGGTTGGCGAACTGATAGACGCGAGCACCGGCGATGACGCCGAGGTCTCCGCTGCGGATGATGTCAGCACCGAGGACGTTGTTACCGACGATGGTCGTATCAGCACGGAGGCCAGCGACTAGCGAGCTGTTGAGAACAGCGGCGCGAGGCTCAGGGGCTTTGGCGTCGTCGAGGGTCTTCTGGCTGGCGATCAGGTTGGCGTAGCTGATGGTGCTACCAGTGACGAGGTTCGACGCGTAGTTGGCGTTCGTGACCTGAGCGTTGATGAGGTCCATGACCTTCTGGGCGAGGCCGATGCTGGCGGTCGTCACGAAATTCTGGACGAAAAAATCTGCGCCGTAGTCCTTCAGGTTAGAAGGGGTGAAGCGGCTGGAAATTTTGTAGTGACCTAAGCTGATAGAAGTTTGGGTGATCGTCGCGTCGTCCTGGGTGAGGTAGCCACCAGACGAGAACGAAGACGCGGTGGACGTGCCGATAAGTGGCACCGTAATGCTCATTCCGGACGAGCCGGGACGAGCCGAGAAGACGGACGAGATGCCGGAGAGAACGGGCAGCTTGTTGACGAGAGCGGAGAGGACGCCAGCGGCCAGTACGGACGGGGCGGCGGTGATGGAATTAGCCATGAGTTAGTATTGAGTAGGGTTGAGGGAAATTAGAAAGAGGCCTTGATGATCGCAGAGCGATGGGCCTCAAAGTAGGCGTTGCGTTCCTTGGACCCGATAGGCAGGGCCATGAAAGCGACGTAGTGATTGACGGCCTCGGCAGGAGCACCGTCGCCCTGGGGAAGGGCAACCGGGGTGACGCCGACAGACGCGGCAATCTTGGCGGCCTCTTTAGAGGCGCTGACCTTGACGGCTTCGGCTTCGAGAGCGGCGACCTTGAGGGCGGCGGCTTCGGCTTCGATGGTCTTGACGACTTCGGTGAGGCTGGCGATCGAGGCGTCCTTGACGGAGGCTTCGACCTTCAGGCTTTCGAGTTCCGCGGCGGCGCCGACGGTGAGCTTCTCGACGGTGGCACGGAGGTCATCGCGTTCGGCGGTAAGGCCCGAGAGGGCAGCCGAGGCTTCGAGCAGTTGTTCTTCGATGGTCATCTTGAGTTTGCGGGAGTTGGAAACAGCGGAGGCTTTGTCCAGTTGCTCGACCTTGGCTTCGGCCCATTCAGCTGCGCGCATGATGTCGCCAGAAGTAGGGCCACCCCAGAGTGCCCAGGCTACGGCGCCTGCACCGGGGAAGTCTTCGTTGGCAGGGTCGTTCTTGGGGGCGTCCATGTCAGGGCGATGCCGACGGAACCACGGCCCCATGCGACGCACCTTGTCTTCGGACACGCTACCGCCGGCCATGTCGCGGGCTTCGCGTAAGGTCTGATCGGTGACGCCGTCGCCTGACTTGCCTTCGGCGTGCCATTCAAGGCCACGCTCGGCGGCGTTGGAGACGTAGTCAGGGACGTCGATAGCCATCAGAAGGACCGCAGGGCTTCGGAGAAAGAGTCGGCCAGCCCGGTCACTAAGCCCTGGGCGGCGGCCTGCTTGCCGGAGAAGACTTGGCCTTCCATAGCTTCGGCCTTGACCATCTTGCGCTTAATCAGGACAGCGGCTTTGAACTCGGAGTGGATTTCGTCCACGCTCTCTTGGAGGTTCATCATCTGGCCTTCGTCGAGGGTCGTGCCTTCGATGCCAGCGCCCTTGTACTTGCCGGACTTGATGACGACCATTTTAATCCCAGCCATCTTGGCGGCTTCAGAATAGTCAGGGACAGCGAGGTAGACGCCGATGCTGCCGACCGTGGCAGACTTTGAAGACATCACCCGATCAGCGGCGGAGGCGACCCAGTAGGCAGCCGATGCCATCTCGGTGTCAGTGTAGGCCATCGTCGGCTTCTCAAGGTTGCGAACCTTGTTGGCGAGTTCCTCGATGCCGGTGACCGTGCCACCAGGGGAGGAGACTTGCAGGGCGATACGCGTCACGTCGGGGTTCATGGCGAACGCATCGACGGCGGCAGAAAGTTCATCGACGTCAGAGGCGCCCATCATCTTCTCGATAGGGGTCAGACCTTTACCGATCACACCGTAGACCGGGATGACGCCGACACCGTCAGCGGTGACGTAGGGCTTGGGGGCGATGCCGAAGAGCTGCGCCAGCATATCGGTGAAGCCGAACTTCTCGGCCAGGACAGCGTGGTCCTTGGCCTTAGCCGGGTCGATAAGGAGAGGCTCGCGGCCCGAGAGGCCATTGGTGAGGAAACGCATAAAGTTAGGAGTTGGGTTGGCCTTCGGCGACAGGCTCGTCTTCGGAGTCGACGGCCTCGACCGTTCCGATCGGGGTGTTGGTCGGTCGGAAGAGCAGCTCGAAGGGGATGCCGTATTGCTTGGCAAGGTCTTGGATGTGCACCATATCAGCGGCGCGCTTGTTCATCTCAGTGCGGAAGTCTAGGCCGCGCTGGGCGTAGAGTTCAGACATGGACAGAAGGCCCATCTCAACATCCGCACGGTCGTTGGCGGCTTCACGGCCAGCGTCAACGGTGACAGACTTCGGGGTCGTCCACGAGACTTCAGTCCACTTCGGGTCGTCTGGGATGTCGCCGGCGGCGATGCCCTGTCCGATAATGTAGCCCCAAGTCGGGACGCAGAATTGCTCGATGACGATGGTCTGATACTTAGAGAAGACGCGGCCAGCCTTGGCTGTGACAAGACGAACGGTGGCGCCGCCGAGCTTGGAGGAGTCGCCGACAAACTCGTAAGGCAGTACGCCCTGAGCAATGTCGCGTTCCAGCGCCGCGAGGAAGCCGGTGAAGGTGCTGTTGGGGCGGTTGCTCTGGAATGAGTTGAGGGACTCGCCCTGGTCGAGCACCAAGAGTTTGCCGCCCATCGTGTTTGCGATGGAAGTGTAAGAGGGGGTGTTCAGTGCGCCAAGTTCGTTGGCCGTGTCCTGATCGAGGACGCCGCCCTGCTTCTGAATGGTGCGGACGACGTCACCGTTGTCCTTCACGGCCTGCTTCTCGAGGGCAAGGATTTCCATCTCGTCTTGAATGGAGTTGATGCTGGATTGCAGGAGAGGGATACCGCGGCATCCGCTTGCGTACTCATGGTCGACCACGTGCATCATGGACTGGGCAAGGATTTGACGGTTCGAGCCGTCAGACTTGTAGACGTTCACCGCAGTGTATTCACCGTAGGCGCCGTAGACGATGCCATCGTGGATGCCAGGGATGACGATGTTCTCGTCAAGCGGGTCACCGACGCGGTGGGCCTCCATCAGTTGTAGCTTTGCATCGCCGGTAGCGTTACGCACCTTGGCGGCAAACGAGTCACCGTCACGGATCATGCCGCGCAGGAGGATGGCTTGGCAGTTGTAGAACGAAAAGCGGTTGGTGATGTCAATGCGCTTGCCCTTCTCAGCGAAGTAAGCCTCGTAGATTTCCTGCATCTCCGGCGTCGACGCGTGGCTCTGGGCCTTGATGCCGTCGCCCACGGAGTAGAGCACCATGTCATTTAAAATCTGTTTGAAAAGGCCACTGTTCCGCTCTGCCCATCGGCACTTGCGGATCATCGCCATGCGGTTCCACGGCGTCAGGTCTTGGCGTAGGTCGCCCGGTGCTTGGCCGAAGATGGCGCGGCGGGCGTTCGAGAACATCGTGCTCTGCCAGCCGGAGTAGCTGCCACCGAAGCCGGTGCCCTGGTTGTCCATGATGGCGGCCTGTGGCTTGAGCGCAGGCGCAACAGCAGCCGCCTTGAGGACGGGCTTGCGGAGGCTGACAGTGGGGACTTTGGTCTTGCGGGGGGCCATAGATTAGTCGCGTCGCGTAGACCAGGAGGTCGAGATGACCGTCGTGCGGCGTCCGTAGGTGGCAGGGTCAAGGCGGCTCAGGGCGAACATGGCCTCGGAGAGCATCTCCTTCGGGGGCATAGCAAACTGCTTGGACGCGGAGGAGCCAGAGTCGGAGTAGGACATCAGCGTCTTACCCTCCGTAATCATGGCTACAGCCTTGGCTTTAATGTCGAGGAGTTCGCACTCCGTAAGTCCGATGAAGAGTCCAGAGGCCATTTAGATATGCCCAGATTGGAACGAAGAGGGGGGTACGCCGACCAGCCCACGCCACAGGCTTCTTCCTTCCTGCGACACCGTCCGGCGTACCCTTGCAGATAGCGTGCTCATGTTCCGCTCTGAGGCAAGTCGGTTTCAGTAGTTTCCCTACCGGCGATGCCCCAGCGGACGGCGGCGAGGAGGGCGAGGATTTCGCAGTCGAGCGCGTGGTTGTCCTTCTTGCCCTGGGGAAGTATCCAGTGCGCCTTGCCCGTGCGGCGGTCTTTAACGCGGACTTCGGAGTTGAGCTGCGAGACGTACTCGGGGTCGGCGTCTAGGGCATAGGTCCAGACCTTGCGGGCTCGGAGGCCGTGCAGGAGGTCTTTGCCGGCGAGGTTGGAGTGCGAGACGAGGATGGCCCGCTGCGGGATGCCAGGGACAACGATGGCCTGCTTCTCGGAGTAGTAGCGGCGGCTAGTCTTCCCATCCCGATCGGTGACAGCGAAGTCTTCCGAGCCCGACCCCTTGGCCGTCTTCCAGTTACGCTTGGCGCACTCGCGGTAGACCTCGGAGGTGTTGTCACCGGAGTCACAAAAAACTAGCGCCGGGTGGACAGCCCATTGCTTGGCAAACGCCTCGACGTTGTCCCAAGTCTCGATGCGGGCAAAGGCCAGCAGCCGACTATGCCCGGTCTTAGCCCAGCGCCGAACGACCACCCAGAAGTGACCGCGCTGAACGTCGACGCCCATAGTGCGGAAGGCTATGCTTCCCTGTGGTGCGTCCGTCTGCTCTATGACGCGGCCCTTCGGCGAGATCATGGCCTCGGCGTCCCAAGCGTCGCCCATCTTGTAGTTTGCAGACTCGGCAGTGGTGGTCATCTCTCCGCCCTCCTCGGACCATGCCATCGCCAGCCTCTTCTGCTTGAATTGCATCCGAGCGTTTTCGTCGCCGTACTGGTCGACCGACTCCTTGGCCTTGAGCATCAAGACGCCCAGTTCGCCCCAGCTCATCGTCGCAAGGGCGTTCCAGTGCAGGCCGATGTGACCTGCGTTGATGGAGGAAGCCGTAGCGATAAACGTGCCGCGGGAGTTGGCCTCGATGCGCGTGGCGTTGGTGTCAGGGAGCAAGGTGCGGCAGGACGCGCACTCGTAGGTCGTGCCGGCGTTGACCTTGTGCAAGTCCCACGACCCGCTGACCTTGGCGTCCTCGGGGAACCTGATCTGCTCCCACACCCAGGGCTGAAGGTGGTCGCACTTTGGACAGCGCATATTCCAGTCACGCTGATCGGTCGTCTCGTGCAGCTGATGAAACTCTTGGCCCGCCTTGCCACCCTGCGACATGAAGATGCGTTTACCCATCCAGCCGAAGGCCGTGACGCGCGCGCTGAGTTCGGCTAGGTGGCCGGCTGGTGCCTGCCAACATTCATCACAAATCGTGTAACGAAGGGATAGGCGCTGAAGGTTGGCTTCGTTCCAGATGCCGCGACAGTAAAGCGTCATGCGGTCGAAGTCCGTCGTCGTCGAGCGGTCCATGTCGTCGAGCGAGATGCGTGCCCTGACCGGCGGGCAGTTGGCCCACACCGGGCGGAGGTAACGCAGGGCAAAGTCCTTGGCCTCGGGGTCGGTAGCCTGGAGCACCATCGTCGGCCCAGGAGCGTTGGCGATGATGTGGCAAGTGAACAGACGAGCGAAGAGAGATTTGCCAGACTGGATGCTGGCGAGGATGGTCAGGAGTTTGGTCTCAGGGTCAGCGGCGATGCGTAACGCCTCGGCAATCCACGGCGTCCGCTCTGATCGGAACGGCCCGGGCATCGGTGAGTCAGGGATGGCGTGAACATTGTCCTCCAGCCAGTCGACGATGTCGCCCGAGTCCGAAGGCTTGAGCACGTCCCGACCAATGCGGAGCAGGTCACTCTTGTTCATCGACGGCGGAGAGTTCGGCCTTCACGCGGCGCACCCATGCCTCAAGCACCTTGACGGCCTTCGCAGGGTTCTCGGGGTTGCACCCTTCGGCCACGTCGAGGGCGAGTTTGTCGAGACGGTTGACCACGCCCGATGCAAGTTCCCGCATGGCTTCGCCGGCTTCCTTCGACGAGATGTAGTCCTTAGCCAGGATGAGTCGTCGTTCCTGTTCGGCTTCGAGCTGCACAAGGGAACGCAGGCTGGAGTTGTATGCTGACTGGTACTTCCCCTGGTTAGGGTCCCCCTGCTCCATGGCCGCTTGCCAGACGCCGCGAGCCCGACCGACTAGGGCACGGTGCTCGCTGATCGTGTCAGCCAAGGAGCCGTCATCGAGTTGGGCCGGTGCGGCCTGCGGTGCCCGGGCTCGGCGGTTCGCGTCACGCTCTGCCTTCCACGCCAGCGCTGCCTCGA